GGTCGGCCTTAACAATCCCTGACTCAAATGTTTCTTCAACCTTCGGCAACGCAATCAGCAGGTGGTACCCCACCGGTTTGGGCAACTGAGCTTCAAAGTCAGCATCAGTGATTTGAGGTTCACTCATTGGTATCATCCAGGTAGTTTTGCGCGAGGTCTTGTATTTCACGCTGTGCGGTCTCTAGTCCTCGAATCAAGCCACACAGTTCTCGGTATTCGGCGTAGTCTTTACCTGCACCGGATACAAGCGAGTCAGCAACTGCCTGTTTATGGGCAGCGATTTTTTCAAACAGCACGTCAAAGACGGTTTTGGCCATGGTTATCGTCCAACGGGTTTGTTAGCCTGCGCAGCCAGCCGCAGTCCTTCGAGCTGAAGTTTCTTCTCATCAATGGCAATATCGGCTTGATCCTTTGCAGTTTTGCGCTGCACCTCAGCTTGCTTAACCTGAAGCTCCGCTTGCTGGAGCTGAAACAGCGGGTCTTGTGCTTGCTGCTGAGCCTGTTGTTGCGCAGCCTGCTGCTGGTGCATTTGAGTCAACTGTTTGCCTGCGTCAGCCACCAACCGTGCAAGCTGAACTTCAACCTCTTCAGGCAACTGCTCCTCGGGCGGGGGTAGCGGCACACCCAGACGCTCTTCAATCTGCTTGCGATACATAAACCCAAGGTGTTCAGCAATATGAGCTTGTAGCGATGCCATGATCTGCTGCGTCATCGGATTCTGACCAATCGCCTGCATGATCATCGGGTCCTGCATGAACGACTGATGCGCCGCCAAGTGTGCTTCGTGATCTTGGTAGATGAACGCTTTGAGGGGCTTACCAGTAAGCGCACCCATGTTCTCGGACACAGGATCGCGGGGCTTCTGATCTTCAGCCGTTGGCACGATCTTGTCAGCCTGTTTGATACCCAGCGTCTCAAGCATCTGACGGTGGAGATACGGAAGATCGTAAATCTGCGGCGCGCTTTGGGCCATCTGGAACGCAGCTTGATACTGCACAACCCGCTGCGCCATCGTGCTGGCGTTGGGGTCGCTCACCGGTATCACTTCAACTTGCGCGTAATCTTCTGCGCGAGCCCGACGATCAACACCTTCAAGCACGTAGTCATACGGCTCATCAGCGTACTCAGCGATAAGCTCTTTTAGAAGCTTGAACTCTTGCTTCATCGCAAAGTGAACGCGAGCCTGCACCGCTGTCATCGGCTTGAGAGTACGCTCCAAGAGAGCCAACGTCGTACCCACCGGAGCCTGCGCTGACATATCACTAATATTCATGTCAGATATCGCACCCAGCCTGCGGCCTTCCTGGGTAATTCGTTCAAGCAACTGCGCAAGCACTTGGCTTGGCTCTTTGTACGGCAGGGTCATAATGTTGTCGCGCACCGTGCCCGACGGCACATCCACATCCCTAAACTCACCCGGTGCGATCGGCGTGTCATCGCCTTTGATTCGCAGCCCCCGAGCCTTCAAACCACCGGGGAGATTGCTCAGTGTGCCTGCGTCAACGAGTTGACGGATGATGCTGGTCCCTGCTCGTGCGTAACCACCGATAATATGAATAAGCCCCAAGCAATAAAACCCAAACCCAGGCACATAGCCGTAGTGCACGAAGTGCTGACGCGGACGGTGCAAGCTATCAGTGGGGTCCCAGTTCCTACGAATCGCCAAGACCTTAGTCGTACCCTTATCGATAGTCACCACGTAGGGCTTAGGCAACTCCTCTTCGTCGTCCACACCTTCAATCTTCAACTCGGCATGCACTTCATACAGCGCGTAGCGATCATCGGTCTGAAGCGTGAACCCACCTTCCTCGGCTTTCTTTTTCTCGATGTCCGTATGAAACTGCACCGGCTCACCAAGGTCAACATCTTTATAAAACCCAGCCGCTTGCAGATGCTCAAGCTCATTCTTGGTCTTACGCATGATGTGCGTCACGCGCTCAGCGGTCTGCAAGTGAGAGGTGCCATACGGCACGATGACATCTTCTGCGGGGATATAAATCGACACCTGCCGCCCAAGCCTTGGGTCGTAATACACCTTCTTAAACGCAGACCCCGCAAGCCCCAAGCTATACAGCATCCGTTCATGCTCGTTGCGGTACTCAACCATCCGCTCTGTCAGCTGGTAGTTCATATCCGCTTTGACGCGCTCAGCCGCTTGCTCTTTCTCTTTAGTCACAGTCCCAAGAATCTTGGTCTTCACAGGCCCCTGAGCCGGGAACGTCTCAGCCATGGTCTCTGCTTGGAACCGTATCGCAGCTTCCGCCAGCAGTGTGGAGTACACACCACACGCATCATCCCAAGGCTCCGTTCTTTCTTCGTACTTAAACCCAAGGACCTCAAGCCCCTTCACGTACGTATCGGCCCAGTCTTTACGTGCGTTGATATCCGCATCCACCAGCCCGATAAGATCAGAGGCCAGCTTAGTCAACTCACCTTCATCCAGCACATCAGCCAAGTTTTCATTAAACTCGCCCCCTGCGGCCTGCTGCTCAGGGATCAACGTAATCTCTACACTGCCGTCAGCCAGCGTCACCATCTCGGGTTCTACGATGTCAATCTCCAGGGGCTCATCCTCTAAGGGACTCAACCCGGTGGGGGCCTGATACAGGCCTTTGTCCATCATGCTCGTTGCCATCATGTATCCTTACTCAGTAATACCCACCGCGTCGTGGGCGAGAAAACTCATCGGGCTCTTCATAGTCAGAATTTAACCGCAGCAGCCCACCTCGGCGTATCCGTGCCAATGCCAGTGATGTGGCATCAACATCATCGTCGTGCTCCCCTGCAGGAAACGCAACCAACTCCTCTACAACCTCAGTCGCCCAATGTGTCTCAGGGAACCAAACCTGCCCGCTTGCAAACATATCACTGATAGCATTGACACGCGCAATCTTATCCTGCCCTTTACCCGGACTGAACTCCTGTACATATATACCTGAGCGCCGCAACTCATCCACCAGCGGCTGGCCTGACGCTTTAGTTTCTATGATGAGCGTGTCGGGACGCCAATCTTTAAACTGCTGTAGTGCCTGCTGTTTTAGTTCAGGAAACTCGTACTTACCCTTGACGCGATTCAGCAAGATGACATTATCCACACCATCTTCGTTCTGCCACACCCCCCACGTCTGGCACACAGAATAGTCAGACCGCTCTTTAGTCGTCATCGCGGTGTCCCAAGACTGCACAATATAGTCCACCTCGGGCGGGTCTTCTTTTTCCCACCACTTGATGTACTCGCGCTTAATGAGCGCCGACTCTTGCGATGTTGGCTCTTGCTGATACTGTGCACTCCACTGCCACGCAGGCATGGACGCCTTGGTCCGCAGCAAACTCTCCAAGCTCCACTGCTCAGGCCACAGACTTTTCTGCAGTTCTAGCGGTGCTTCTGGGTCATACCCAGGCGCTGTGGGGTCTGCTGCAGGGTTGGCACTGGTAAGAATGGCGGGAAACTCAAAAATCTCGTACTGATCCGCCTCTGGATTTAGCAAGGCATCCTTAGTTAGCCGCCCAATAAGGTCCCGCTGGTGCCAGCGAGTGTGTAATATCGCTATCCGGCCCCCCGGCATCAGACGTGTGCGCAAGCCCGCACGGAACCACTCGTACACTGTGTCCAAAGAGGCTGTATTGCCTGCCTTTAAGTCCTGTTCTGAAAGCGGATCATCAACAATTGCCAAGTGTGCGCCACGGCCAGCCAACGCACCCCCAACACCCACGGCAAACACTTCTCCACCCTTGGTGGTATTCCACTTTCCAGCTGCTTTAGCGTCTGCAGCGATATTAACCCCAGGAAAAATGGCCCTATAAACGTCAGATTGCATTAAATTTCGCACTTTCCGGGCCATATCAACGGCCAAATCAGACGTATGCGAGGCCAAAATCATCTTGTGATCGGGGTGTTTACCCAGGTACCACGCTGGGTAATAGATGGAAATCATCTGAGACTTGCCAAATCGGGGTGCCATGGACACCGCAATACGATCTTTAAGCCCTTTTTCAATCTCCATCAACAAACCACCTAGTTTTTTAAGGTGGATTCCAAACTTATACGCGGAGTCAACTGCTGCTATGAAGGCTAAAAAGTCGTTCTGGCACAGAGCTATCCGATTCCGACGCTCAAGCTCCTCTAAAAGCGCAAGTGTATCCAGCATGTCCTGCTGGGACATCGACTTAACCCCCGCCAGCAGGCGCTCAACTTCCGCTTTGCTCAGACCGCTCACTGACTTCACCTAAAAATTGCGATAGCTCTGGCACGGGTACGTTCGGCACTTCAGGGGCAGGTAATGCTTCAGGCACTGCTTCCAGTGTTTTTGCAAGGCGTTCACGCAACAACTGCTCTAGCTCGGCGGTAGGCCGATGCCGCATGGTTACTTCAGTCTTATCTGTGAACAACCCAACATCGCTAATCTTACCCAGCATCTCATAACACTTTAACCGCACACGTGGGTCTGGGTGAGTTGAGTCAAGAATCAGTTTATTGGTGACGTAAGCGCGTATCTGTTGTGCAGACTGCACAACTTCCTTGTCGTATTCATCAAGGATCGCTTTTAAATGTACTACTACGCCGGGCTCGGCAAGCACTTCAGGAGTGGGGGATACGGCACCCGCTAACACGGCTCGCGCAGTTTGAATATTGTCGTCAGAGACGGGAAGCCCGTCTGGGTATACATCTTCAACACTTCGAAGCGCAGCAGTAACCCGTGCCTGCAAATCCTCAAAGGTCGGCACATACGGGACGAACGGTACGTCAACCTCGATTTCTGGCACTTCCATAATATGCACGCAAGTAGCGGATGGCGCATCGTAACACAGGCTAGGTCTTTTGCAAGTAGGTTAACTGAGTGAAGTAGAGTTGTGGGAAATTTAGCAAAAATTTTTTGAGGGGCTGTTTTGGTGAAAGGGGGTGGAATGCAGGTGGAACGCAGGTGGAACGCAGGTGGAACGCAGGTGGAACGCAGGTGGAACGCAGGTGGAACGCAGGCAAGCGAAGTTAACTAAGTGAAGCGAAGCGGTGAAGTGGGTTGCGTGGATTTAGCACTCAGCGTAAGCGCGCGTGGGTCCCATAACCGGCAAAAGGGGTTCCCCCAGTACGGTGGGGTCTGATTCTAACCGTTAAAATTTGACATTGTGAATGAACAGTGTACAATTCGTTCTGTGGTCGACGTGACCACATACACTTCACAAGGTAGATAACATGGAAAACGTAAACAAGGCTCTTGCTGATGCGATCGACAATGCTCTTACCGTGTTCGCGGATACTGCGGATCGGATCGCAGCAACACAAGCGGAAGCGTCAACGCAGCGCGCTGTGGCGGTTAACTTCGCAATTGACTGCGCAGCCGTGGAAGGTCTGGATAAGATCGACACGGCAAAGGTCATAGGGGTCGAAATATTCGGGGCATGCGTTGATACTGGCATTCTCTCGCTGTCGACCGCTAATGCTTATAGGTCGGGTCTGAAGCGCGCGCTTCACTGGGGCCAACCTTGGCATGCTCGGGCACACTTCAACCCTGAAGATGGCGGACTCGAACCGATACCCGCTGATGAGCGGGTTGGACGTGGTAAGGCAGGGGCTAAGGCTAAAGCTCATCGCCCCACGACCTCCGCCAGTCTGAAGGTCGACGCCAAGAAACGGACCGTCGCGCTTACGGTCCCCAAGTCAGTCAAGCCTGACCAGTTCGGCGCGGCGGTTCTGGCCGTCGGTTCGGAACCTGGGCGAGTTGCATTGTTCCTGGCCTGGGTCAAGTCACATGGTTGGAAGTAAGACTTAACCAGCAGCATCAGCCCCGCTTCGGCGGGGCTTTTTTACGCCCGCGAAAAACGCGGGCGTTGTGATAGTAGGCGGCAGCACGTGAGCGAGTGTGTGCGCGAGTGAGCGGGTGAGGGCATGTGAGTCCTGCAAACAACTAACCAGCAGCCTTTCAGGCTGATTTTAACCGTTAAAATCTAACTCCAGACCTGCTTCGCAGGTAAAAATAAACTATCATCGCAGGGGTGCATGGGAGCTGATTTTAACGGTTAAAATCAACTGTGTCACAACGATACGCGAAAACGATACGGGCTCTTGGAACTGTGTCACAACGATACGCGAAAACGTTACAAATCACATGACACAAGCCCGTGTATCGTAAAAAACGTTACAAGCGTGTAACGCGCGTATCGCAAAAAAGAGGGGATGTTACGCAAAAACGTTACAGGGAAATTTGTTCAGTTAGACACTGTGTCACGTGAGTGTGTATGGAAAACTGCACCAAAGGAGGGAAAAAGCGTGGTTGCGTAACAACAAATGCCTAATAATAATAAAAAGAAGAAGAAGTTTTATATATATGTATCGTTGTAACGCAGTTTTTTGAATGCCGGCTTAAAAAATCCAATTGCCTGAAGTTATTTTTTTGCGTTTTATGGAGATGCGTTTTTGCGCTCAGGGGGGGGGGGGGGTGCGCCAGACGCTTATAAAGCTGATATCAACGATACAACGATACACGCCATTTTTCCTCTCTGTAGTATACGTCTCGTTACGCGTTACGCCTGCGTATCGTGAAAAAGTGTTCCGATACGCGACCCCCAACGATACGCGATACGCGCCTGTAACGTTTCCCCGTAACGTAAGTACACAGTTCCGTGTATCGTATTTCTCGATACATACCCCCGTCAACTGAAGTAATCACTACTGTCTAAAATCCCTCCCAACCGCCCAAAACCACCCCCACCCTATGCCAGAACACCTAACACACTCCATTCACTCAATGAACCCCCGACCAACCCAGAACACCTAACACACTCACTTAACTCACTCAACTACCCTACGCCCATTTCGCGCCCACGACCCCCTTCAACACCCATCCACTGATGCCGGAATAACCTAACACACTCACTCAACAGACTAAACCCAACCCCTTTGATCTATATCAATAAACCATACACAATCACTTGACATAGTAACTTGACTGGGGTATAATATGGGTTCGTAGTAATTCGTTCTTTCACAACCTGCTGTACCGCACCAACTAGCCCGTTAATTTTAACGGTTAAAAATAGGAGGTGCGGGCAAGCCGCTGTTGCTATATGCAACCCCGGATACGTCTGTCTACCTGCTCTTTGTGGGTAGTTGCTTGTACCAGTGCGGCCTCGTTTTAATGCGAGGTTTGCCCGTGTGACGTTCCTTCGGGGAGTAAGCGTGAGGTAGAAGCCCTCCATATGATCTGGCGATACCCAAGCCCACTATCCAAACTCAATGCACCCAGCAGGGTGCTGAGGGTGCAGGTATCAGGACATATGAATAAAAGCTAACCAACAAGCGAAACCCGGCATGTGCCGGGTCTGCACGGGAACGTGCACTGATGAGCTTTACTAAACGCAAACCAAACCCAGGCTACATGCCTGAAAGGGGCTTTTATGAAAACCAACGTGTTCTCAACCCATGACGACAAGTTCCTCATCACCAGCTATGGCAATGGCTGGGCGTACGAGGTCCGGTGCATTGAGACTGACTGTTCGTTCTTTGTGCAGGACGACGATGCCTGCGAACTTCAGCGCAACACTAACGACTTTGAAGATACCAACCTGCTGTTCGAATACCTGTCTGTGCTGGCTGATTAAGCTGTTTAATTTTAACCGTTAAAAAGGAGAACCCAATGAACCGTAAACCCACCTGCCGCGCCTGCGGCGATCCGTTCAACCCTGCGCGTTTCCAAGCGGGGTACAGAGTCTGTCTCCCATGCGGCGAAACCGCCGCCAAGACTGTGCGATACACCATCGCCCCGATGAACAAGTCCAATTACATGCTGTTCACCGACCCTGAGATGCTCAAGCAACTCAACCCCAAAAGGACTCAACCATGAACCCGTATCAACTGCTGAAAGATCACATCGAGCGCCACCAGTACAAACGTGGCCAGTTCAAAGGCGAAGCGCCCCTGGACCCCAAACGCAGACGACGAGACTGGGAGCGGGTGCGGCTCCTGCATGACGGCATCGCTGTGCGTCGTTACGATACAGACATTCTAGTCATCCCAGAGAGCGGCGATCGCATCATCATTAACTGCGATGGGTGGGGGTCGTCCCCCACGACACGGGCTGCGGTAACCGAGGCTCTCTACCTGTGCCGTATCCGCATGTCGCTTTACTCGGTTCGCTTCGGCAACCTCTCGCAGTTGGCTCTTGGTCCTTGGCGTTACTACGATGGCATTGAGCTAAAGTGCACAGCCAATGGCGATTGGGTGCCTACCGAGTTCAAGCCGTTTGAGCGGCGCATCGTAGACCAAGAGCAAACTAAGGCCTTCGCCCAAGCAATCAAAGACTCCGGGTTCAAAGCGTTGTTCCCTGTGCTGTATGCGAATGCGACTCCGGGTGATTCTCCCTTCGCGTTTGACAGCCGCCGTATCAGTGAAGCACTAACCGACTTTAGGTTTGCCGAGCACTGGCCTGGGGTGATTGCGTCTTATAAGTACACGCCGGAGTGGGGCATGCGTAAGTGGGATGAAGCAAGTATGTCCCAGTGCTGGGCCAGGCTCATGGCTGTTGCTAAAGCCGAGATGAAACACACCGTCGAGTCTGATGTGTTTGTCCTGTAGTTGTCGTTTAATTTTAACCGTTAAAAAACCTTCACAAGGAAACATCATGCAAGTCAATTTCGAACAAGCCGTAACACTC